TGGCGATTGGTGCTTCGATCCTGTTTGGTCACATAGAACCTTCGACAGGAACATGGGAGAGTCTAAGAGACGCATACCAATATATTACGTTGGAGTAAATCCAAAAGATCGCCATAAAAGAGATTGCACCTCGTGGTCGGTCATACATGGTGCTCTCTGTGCTTTTAAGACACTGCAGTCTTTGTCCAAGTACATGATTCCTTCAAAATACTATGTATCGTTTCCACATGGATTCTTCCCAGCGTTTCAGCTTCGAGAACATAGAAAAATAATTAACTCGAAACAAAACTGCTACATCACATCAAACGGAGTATCGGTAAAAGATGGTAGCTTTTCGTCGTTCACGTTTGGTAAGGATGATTGGTTAGAATTCAGAAGAGTTATACGTACTGGGACAGGATCTAGAGTGCCTGGAACAACTCCTGCGGACAACATGTTTTTAGATCCATCGGAGATGTGGTCAGCAAGGTATTTTGGGGTAGAAAAGGTGTTTAAGCCATTAAACCTGCTTGATGCACATGAGAT